AACGGAGGCAAAAAATAATGGCTAGTAAATATTTCAAAGCATTTCAATTTGCAAAAAAAGTAGGACCTACAATACAAGGTGTTGCACCGAAAGTTGCAAAAACAACTGGGGATAAAATTAAAAGAACTATGGGTCAAATTAAAAGAACCATGGGAGCTAGAACTAAGAAACTTGCTGACGATATGGAGATGAAGTCTAAAGAGATTAAAGACACTCTTAATAAAATGAGAACACCTAAACTTTTTGGTGGTAGAGTAAAGAAGAAAAAACCAGAAACAAAAAAAGATAAATCTATTAAAGAAAAAATTCTACCTAAAAAGAAAAAAGATAGGTTAGAAGAACTTAGGAAGCAATTACAATAATGACTAAACTTTGTCCTAGAGGAAAAGCAGCAGCGAAAAGAAAATTTGCGGTATACCCTAGCGCCTATGCTAACGCCTACGCATCTAAAATATGTGCAGGTAAAATAAAAGATCCATCTGGTAAAAAAAGAAAAGACTTTAGAGGACCTAAACCTAGCAAAGCTATGGGTGGTAGAATTTATAAGGCTAAAGGTGGTTCGTTAAGTTCTAAAGATGTTGAAAAAATTACAAACAAAGTTAAAAAATTTTCAAGAGAATTTAAGCTGGCGCCAGGGACAATTAAAAAAATGAAAGAGATGCAAGAAAAAAGAAAATATTTAAAAACGGAGGGCGGTCAAAGATCTAAAAAAATGGGTGGAGGCATGATGCAAATGCCTAGAGCAATGTATAAAAAAGGTGGCAAATCTTTTCCAGATCTTTCAGGTGACGGCAAAGTTACAATGAAAGATGTTTTAATGGGTAGAGGAGTTATTCCAAGAAAAGGTAAGAAAGGTGGTGGCTTAATGGAAGCAACATCTAGATTAAGAGCACAAGGTTTAAAAGCCGGAGGCGTAGCCAAAGGCTGTGGAGCTGTCATGAACGAAAAGCGTAAAGTCACTAAAATGTATTAACATGGCCGGTTTAAAAACATGGTTCGATCAGAAATGGGTAGATATTGGGAGCAAACGAAAAGATGGATCGTTTGCAAAATGTGGCCGTTCAAAACAAAAGAAGGACGCGAAACGGAAGTATCCAAAATGCGTGCCTCTTGCCAAAGCCACACGGATGAGCGACTCGCAAAGGGCGAGTGCTGTCAGACGAAAAAGAGCAGCTAGTAATACAGGACCAAAACCAACTAACGTAAAAACTTTTGCAAAAAGAAAAACCATGGGTATGGGAGGTTTGGTGTGAGTAGAAACGATTTCGGATTAAGATTTGGTGAATCAAAACAATATTATGGTAACGTACCTGATGGTAGACAAGCTCTAGCAAGAGGTGGCGACGTAATGCCAAAAAGAAATAAAAAAAATTTCCGTCCAACGGAAAAAGGTGCAGGCATGACAAGAGCCGGTGTGGCTGCATACAGAAGAGCAAATCCCGGTTCTAAATTAAAAACAGCCGTGACTGGAAAAGTGAAGCCAGGATCAAAAGCTGCCAAACGCAGAAAATCTTTCTGTGCAAGATCACTAGGACAAATGAAAAAATTCCCTAAAGCAGCAAAAGATCCGAACTCACGTCTTCGTCAGGCAAGAAGGAGATGGAAATGTTAAAGAAAAAAGCAATTAAAAAAGTGATTAAAGGATTGGGTAAAGCAGTTAAAGCTCATACTAAACAAGCTAAAATGTTGAAAGGAGCTATAAATGGCGGATCCAAAAAAGGGAACAGGAAAAAAGCCTAAAGGTTCAGGTCGAAGACTGTATACAGATGAAAACCCGAGTGATACAGTCGGAATTAAATTTGCAACGCCAGCAGATGCAAGAGCTACTGTTGCAAAAGTAAAACGAATCAGTAAACCTTTTGCAAGAAAGATACAGATACTAACTGTTGGTGAACAGCGCGCCAAGGTTATGGGTAAAAATAAAGTCGCTGCTATATTTAAGAAAGGTAAAAATGCAATTAGAAACCGCCATAAATCGTCTAATTAAATATCTAAATAAACGAATAGACGAACTATCAATAGCCGTAACGTCCGGAGGCATTGACAATATGGAGAAATATAACTATATAATAGGACAGATAACAGCCCTAGAGGCAACTAAACAGGAACTCTCTAACCTGCTAGAAGATAAGGAGCAACATGGAACAGTCATCGACATCAAAGATAAAACTACCGAATAAAGAATTGGTAGGCATCAAAAAAGAAAAAGATTTAACAAAAGAAGATTCAAATAAACTACCACAACCAACTGGTTGGAGGATGTTGGTTTTACCTTTCAAAATGAAAGAGAAAACTAAAGGTGGGTTAATACTTGCCGATGCAGCCTTAGAGAGACAACAAGTTGCATCACAGTGTGGTTTAGTTTTGAAAATGGGTCCAGATTGTTACAAGGACAAAGAGCGTTATGCTGAAGGTCCTTGGTGCAAGGAAGGGGAATGGGTAATGTTTGCCCGTTATGCTGGATCAAGAATAAAGATAGAAGGCGGAGAGATACGTCTGCTAAACGACGACGAAGTTTTAGCAACCATCAAGAATCCAGAGGATATCTTGCATGAATATTAACATAGAAGGAGTAAACTATGCCAACTGAAGAGCAAAAAACAGTCGATATTGATACATCAGGCCCAGGTGCCGAAATCAATATTGAAGAAAAAAAAGACGAGTCGGTAGTTGATACCGAAGCGCCGAAACAAGAAACAGAAGAAGCACCCAAAGAAGAAACACAAGAAGAATCAAAAGAAGTTAAACAAGAAGAATCAAAACAGGACGACGAAAAGTTAGAAGACTATAGTAAAGGCGTTCAGTCTAGAATTGCAAAACTTACACGTAAGATGCGTGAAGCCGAAAGGCAAAGAGATGCAGCTACTGAATATGCAAAAGCTATAGAAGAAAAAAGACAAGCTTTAGAAAAACGTTTTGAAACAACTGATGCTAACTACATCAAAAAGTTTGAAACAAGTATAACAGCTGGATTAGAAGCTGCAGAAAAAGAATTAGCTGCTGCTATTGATGCCGGTGATGCAAAAGCACAAGTTGAAGCACAAAAAAGAATTTCAACTCTTGCTTTTGAAAATGCTAAACTAGAGCAAAGCAAACAACAGAAGTCAGAAGTTTCTGAAGCTAGACCTACTGAAATTAGTCAACCTCAAAAACCTATCGGCGGTATGGATTCAACAGATCCTAGAGCTGAAACTTGGGCGGCTAAAAATAATTGGTTTGGTGTAGATAGAGCCATGACTTTTACAGCGTTCGAAATTCATAAGGATTTAACAGAAAAAGAGGGCTATGACCCACAATCCGATGAATATTATGCAGAAGTGGATAAAAGAATCCGTGTTGACTTTCCGCATAAATTTGCTACAAGTAATAATAAACAATCGACCGAGCCCGTTCAGACGGTCGCTTCCGCAAAACGAAGCGTAAAACCAGGTCGCCAAACTGTGAAACTCACATCTTCACAGGTAGCAATCGCTAAAAAATTAGGTGTGCCACTCGAAGAGTACGCAAAACAATTAAAAAACACGGGAGGAGCGTAATATGGAAAAAGAAAAAAATACATCTCGTGCGAGCCAAACACGGTCAAAGTCTGAAAGACCAAAAGTGTGGGTTCCACCATCATCTCTAGATGCACCCCCTGCGCCTGATGGATTCAGGTACAGATGGATAAGAGCCGAAGTAGGAGGCTTTCAAGATACGAAAAACGTAACTGGACGATTAAGAGAAGGTTATGAATTAGTTCGTGCCGAGGAAGTTGAAAATGCAGGTGACTATCCAGTTCTCGAAGACGGGAAATACAAGGGAGTGATTGGGGTTGGAGGCCTTCTACTTGCGAAGGTACCGATCGAGATCGCGCAGCAACGTCAAGACTATATGACTAATCGTCATAAAGACAGAAGCGAAGCAGTAGCAAACGATCTTATGAAGGAGCAGGATCAGAGGATGCCTATCAATGTTGATAGACAGTCTCGTGTAACCTTCGGTGGTACAAAGAAATAAAATTATTTCGTGGGTTAATCCCTATCATCGAATTAACGTTAATCAGTCTATGGCAACATGGACACAAGGAGAAACAACATGGCAAATAAAAACACACAAGGTTTTGGACTTATTGCTGCGGGTATGCTCGGACAAACTCCGGCTACGCAAGGCTTAGGTAAGTACAAAATCGATGCTGGTTATGCTACTACGATCTACAATGGTGGAGCTGTAGCTTCTGCTGCTGGTTATATTGTTGACGGTCAAACGACCGATGCGCCTATCATAGGTGTATTAAATGGAATCTTCTACAACGCGGCGACAACTTTGAAGCCGACGTTCGCGAATTTCTATACACAAGTAACTCCAGCGAACTCAGAAGATATAGACGCTTTTGTATTCGATAGCCCAACACAGCAATATGTTGTAGCAACGGACGACGCAGTAACCCAAGCGGGTTTTCTAGAAACGTACGACATGAACACTTCAGCTGGTAGCGATATCACTGGTAAGTCTTCAGCTACATTAGATATCGGTGATACAAGTGCGGACGCAGCCACTTTCAGACTCTTAAGAGTTGCAGAAGATCCAGAGAACGAGGATATTACTGCAGCAAGATGTTCTGTAGTCGTTGTTCCAAACTTGATTGAACTACAATCATAATAGGAGAATAGGAGATAAATTATGGCAATATCAAGAAGTCAACTAGTTAAAGAACTAGAGCCAGGATTGAATGCACTATTCGGCCTGGAATACAAAAGGTATGAAAATCAGCATGCTGAGATTTATACTGCAGAAAACAGTGACAGAGCTTTTGAAGAAGAAGTAATGTTATCTGGTTTCGCAAACGCGCAAGTAAAAGCAGAAGGTAGCGGAGTCTCTTTTGACGAAGCACAAGAAACTTTTACAGCGAGATACACTCACGAGACCGTAGCTCTAGCGTTCGCTATCACAGAAGAAGCTATCGAAGATAATCTCTACGATAGACTAGCTTCTAGATACACGAAAGCTTTAGCAAGATCTATGAGTAACGCTAAACAAGTAAAAGCAGTTGAACCTTTAATCAACGGTTTTGGAACTTTCAAAACTGGAGATGGAGTTGCTTTATTTAGTGGTTCTCACCCGACAGTAGCAGGAACGTTTTCAAACACGTTAGCTACAGCGGCGGATCTTAACGAAACTTCATTAGAACAGTCGATGATTGACATCGCGGCTATGACTGATGAAAGAGGTCTAAGAGTTGCAGCAAGAGGAGTAAAAATGATTATTCCTTCGAAGCTTCAGTTTACAGCTGAGAGATTGATGAAATCTCAAGGTAGAACTGGAACAGCTGACAATGATATCAATGCAATCGTATCAATGGGTATGGTTCCTCAAGGTTATAGAGTGAACAACTACCTAACAGATGACGATGCGTTCTATATCTTGACAGACGTGCCAAATGGCATGAAAATGTTCAACAGAGCTCCATTAAACACTGCAATGGAAGGTGATTTCGACACTGGCAACGTAAGATACAAAGCTAGAGAAAGATACTCATTTGGAGTATCAGACCCTAGAGGTATTTTCGCGTCACCAGGTGCGTAATAACTAATTAAGAAGGGGGCTTTCGGGCCCCCTTTTTTTATGGTAGAAAGAAGAGAATCATGAAAACATTTCGCGTACAGATAAGAGCATATGGTTACTATGCTGACTTCGAGCTTGCAGCCGAAGACAGTTCAGAAGCCTTTGAAAATGCACTAGTTGACAAGCTAGGAAAAAATGCTATAAAATGGGAGAAAGATGGATTTATAAGTAAATCTAAATTATGGCTAACTTATGAGGAGATCATAAATGCAAACGCAAGTAAGGGACCTTTACAAAGCGAAGAGGGGTCTGGAGACAGAATGGGCGGTGCACCAGCGTGATAACCAAAGATACACTTTGGATATGGTTAGGATTGACAAAAAAATTAGAGAAGTTGTCAATCAAATTAAAGAAGAGGAAGCTAAAATAGCTACTCTTTCTGGTAAGATTGAAGACGCTGCACCCGAAGTTTCAGTAGCTACTTAATCAAAAGCTACATCGCTGAAAACGTACTTTCACTACGCAATCTCTTGCACTCTACTATAATCTGCTATATAAAATACCCACTATACAATTTAAAGATCATAGACGCGTATAGTCGACGGCCTAGAGACTATGATCGTACAAACTAGGAGGATATAAATATGGCAAAAACAACGTTTTCAGGACCGGTGATTTCCAAAAATGGATTTCAAAATTTCGGACCTGGTATGACAGTTAGCTTAACAGCTGACACAACTTTGACAGTTGCTACACACGCAGGTAAGATCTTACTTACAAATGATGCTGACGGTAAATTTACTTTACCAAGTATCAATGTAAATAGTAATGGTGCTACTGCAGGTGATACTGACTTCAATAACTTAAACAACATTGGTGCAACTTTTCACTTTTTTGTGGAAACAGCTGCAACTGATATGGACATCTTAACAGATGGTACTGACAAATTTAAAGGCGGTATCATGATAGCTGTAGATGATGGCTCTAAAAAAGCTTTCATACCAGGTGCATCTAACGATGTTATAACTATGAATGGTTCTACAAAAGGTGGAATCGTTGGTAGTGTCGTATCTTTCACAGCGATTGATACAGCTACATATTTGGTTCACAATTCTTTATTGCTTGGATCAGGTACAATAGTAACACCATACGCAGACGCGTAATAAGTAATTAGTGTGGGTCTTCGGACCCACACTTAAATTTAAGGAGATAAAATATGGTAAGTGACCAAAAAACTTTACACATGGATACTATTGGTTCTAATACTTTATCAAGAGCCGGCAGAGCTAGAATTACTTCTATTCAAGGAAAAGGAATAGCAAGTTCTGTTCTTAAGTTGCACGATTGTGCAACTACAGGCGAGGCAGATTCTGGTAATTTAGTGGCTACATATAAGTATAACACTGAAGGTTTAGAAGTATACATTCCTGGTTCAGGAATTCTTTTTCAAGATGGAATAGTATTTCATTTAACTGGATCAAGTGGAAGCGTTACTGTAACTATTACAGGAGCATAAAGTGGCTAATACTACTTCGGGAACAGTCACGTTTGACAAAACTTTTGCTATTGATGAAATAGTAGAAGAAGCTTTTGAACGTATTGGATTACAGAGCGTAGCTGGTTATCAATTAAAAAATGCAAGAAGATCTTTAAATATTCTTTTTCAAGAGTGGGGTAATAGAGGTATTCACTATTGGGAAATTGGATCTACAAACTTAGATTTAATTGAAGGACAATCCGATTACAATTTTTTTAGAGCAACTGGAGATGGAACAAGTGCAAGCACAACTGCACCAGCAGACGTATACGGGATGTCTGATGTATTAGAAGCGCAGTTAAGATCTAATAGAACACAAACAACACAAGCAGATTCTCCTATGACAAAAGTAGATAGATCTACTTATGCAGGATTCGCTAATAAGCTTTCAAAAGGAACACCTAATCAATATTGGGTAGAAAGATTTGTAGATAAAGTAACTATACACGTTTACCCAACACCAGATTCTACTAATGCGTCAAAAGATATGCATTTCTTTTTTATTAAAAGAATTCAAGATGTTGGTGATTATACAAATGCAACTGATGTGCCATTTAGATTTGTGCCTTGTATGGTATCAGGACTTGCATATTATTTATCGCAAAAATATGCTCCAGATAGAGTTCAAACTCAAAAATTATTATATGAAGATGAATTAGCAAGAGCATTAGCGGAGGATGGGTCAGCTTCAAGTACATACATTACGCCTAAAGCTTATTACCCAGGAA